ATGAACGATCAAACGCCGGTCACTCCGGTCTCTCCGCCCGCCGCCTATCTCGGTGGCAAGCGCATCCTCGCAGGCCGCCTCGTGGAGCGCATCAACGCCACGCCGCACACTGGCTACGCCGAAGCCTTTGTCGGCATGGGCGGCGTCTTCTTCCGGCGCAACCAGCGCCCGAAAACCGAGGTCATCAACGACATCAGCGGCGACGTGGCCAATCTCTTCAGGATCCTGCAGCGGCACTACCCGCAGTTCATGGACACCCTGAAGTTCCAGGTCACCTCGCGCCGCGAGTTCGAGCGCCTGGCGGCGACGCGGCCGGAGACGCTGACCGACTTGGAGCGCGCCGCCCGTTTCCTCTATCTCCAGAAGACGGCCTTTGGCGGCAAGGTGTCCGGCCGGAACTTCGGCGTCGACAAGAGCGGCGGCGGCCGGTTCAACCTCAACCGCCTGGCGCCGCTGTTGGAAGACGTGCACGAACGCATGGCCGGCGTCATCATTGAGCAGCTCGACTGGCGCGAGCTCCTGCGCCGCTATGACCGGCCGGGCATGCTCTTCTATCTGGACCCGCCGTACTTCGGGAACGAGTGCGACTATGGCGCGGGCGTCTTCAGCCGGGAAGATTTCGCCGAGATGGCTGAGCATCTCGAGGGCCTGCATGGGAGCTTCATCCTCTCGCTGAATGACCGGCCGGAGGTGCGCGAGACCTTCCGGGCCTTCCGCATCGAGACGGTCGACTGCCGCTATTCGGTGAAGGGCGGCCAGGGCAAGGCCGTGACGGAGGTGATCATTTCCTCCCGGTAGGCTTTCCAGGTCGGCGAATGGGGAGCGGCTTTAATGCGTCTTTAACAGGGTCTTTGAAGCCAGCTTTTCAATCTTGTTTGTATGGTCCATCATTGGGTTCGTTGGACTAAATCTGCAGGTGGGAAATGAACTCGAACGTTGTTCTCGGAAGTATGATGGTTCTGGCTTTGGCTGGCTGCACCACAGCGCCGGCGCCGGTATCGAACTTTGACGAGTTGAAATACGTCAATTTGACGCCGGAGCTGAAGGCAAAGTTTGCCGAGGGAGTGAAGAAGGGGCTGAAGGATCCATTTTCTGCAGTTGTCAGCGACACAATGTACGCCGTGACCGATGGGAAAATGACGACAGCGTGTGGCTATGTGAACGCGAAGAACTCGTTCGGAGCCTACACGGGTGACAAGCCGTGGGCAGCCATGATGACGAGCCAGGGTATCGTTGCGCCCGTAGGGGTAGGCGGCACTGATACGGAAACTAGAGTGGTACTCCGCTTCTGTTATCGCCGGGGTCTTAATATCTAGCCCAGACCACTGACAAATGAACTTACCGAACACCGCCGCATGGCGGTGTTTTTGCATTTGGAAACCGGTGTGGGTCAATCGATCACGGCGGCATTGAGTTTGTGCTCATTTGAAATGGCGCGAAATTTCAAATGAAGTTGCGCGCTACAGATCCGCCGGGCCGCCGCAACGCTTTCCATGAGGACAAGACAATGACTGACATCACCACCCTGCGCACCGCGCCCGAGATCAAGGCGGCGTCCGGTTCCGCCCAAGACGTTGCAGAGGCGTTCGACGAGTTCATGGGCGCCTTCGAGGCCTTCAAGGCCGCCAATGACGAGCGGCTGAAGGAGATCGAGCAGCGCGTCGGCGCCGATGTGCTCACCGTCGACAAGGTCGACCGCATCTCAGCCGCGCTCGACGAACAGAAGGCGGCGATGGACCGCCTGATCCTGCAGCGCGGCCGCCCGGCGCTGGACGGCGCGGTCCCGCTCGCCGGCCTCGCCCGAAAGCAGGCCTTTGCCGCCTACATGCGCTCCGGCGACGACCGCCAGATGCGCGCGCTCGATACCAAGGCCATGTCCTACGGTTCCGGCCAGGACGGCGGCTACCTGGTTCCGGACGAGACCGAAGCGGCCATCGGCAAGCGCCTTGCCGCGCTTTCTCCGGTGCGTTCCGTGGCTTCGGTCCGCCAGGTCTCCGGCGCGGTGCTGAAGAAGCCCTTCTCGGTCACCGGACCGGCGGTCGGCTGGGCCGGCGAGACGGCCGCGCGGCCGGAAACCGCCTCGTCGGTGCTGGCGGAACTCCAGTTTCCGACCATGGAACTCTATGCCATGCCAGCCGCCACCGCCTCGCTGCTGGACGATGCCGCCGTCGATCTCGACCAGTGGATCGCCTCGGAAGTGGAAGCGGCCTTCGCCGAGCAGGAGGGCGCTGCCTTCATCACCGGGGATGGCGTGAACAAGCCGCGCGGCTTCCTCGACTACGGCTCCGTTGCCGAAGCCGACTGGGCCTGGGGCCAGCTTGGCCATGTGGCCACCGGCGTCGCCGGCGCATTGCCGGAGACGGATGCCTCCGACGTGCTCATCGACACGATCTATGCGCTCAAGGCCGGCTACCGCCAGAACGCCTCGTGGATGATGAACCGCAAGACGCAGGCCGCCATCCGCAAGCTGAAGGACGCCGACGGCAACTATCTCTGGCAGCCGCCGGCCATGCCGGGCGGCCAGGCCATGCTGATGGGCTTCGGCGTGGTCGAGGCCGAGGACATGCCCGATGCCGCCGCCAATGCCACGCCGATCGCCTTCGGCGACTTCGCGCGCGGCTATCTCGTGGTGGACCGGACTGGCGTGCGCGTTCTGCGCGATCCCTACTCCGCCAAGCCCTACGTGCTGTTCTACACCACCAAGCGCGTGGGCGGCGGCGTGCAGGACTTCGATGCCATCAAGCTCGTGAAATACGGCGCGGCCTGACCACCGGCGGCGCTGCGCATCTTCTCCCCAGCGCTGCGCCCATTCGCGCCGGACGCGGCCCCGGTCCCCTCCTGCCGGGGCCGCGTTTTACCTTGAGGATCAATCGGGAAAGCCATTGCGATGATTCATTTCATGAGCGGCCCGCCGGCCGTCGAACCGGTCTTGCTGGCCGAACTGAAGAGGCATCTGCGCATCGATCATGATGGCGACGACGCCGCGTTGCAGACCCTGCTGGCTACCGCCCGCGACGATGTGGAGCGCCAGACAGGCCTCGCCCTGCTGCGCCAGGCCTGGCGCGTGGTTGCCGCACGCCTGCCGCCGGATCGCCGGATCGCGCTGACGCGCTATCCCGTCATGCGGGTGGTTTCGGTTGCCACCTTCGCCGCCGACGGCACACGGACCGATGTGCCGGCAGGCCAATGGCGACTTGACCGCTTCGCCCGTCCCGCCGCCGTCGATCTCGCCGCGCTTGCGCCAGCCGTCGATTGCTCCAACGGAATCGAGATCGATTACGAGGCCGGTCATGGCGATACGGCCACGGACGTGCCCGATCTCCTCAAGCGCGCGATCCTTCAGCTTGCCGCCCATCTCTACGAGCACCGCTCCGGCTCCATGGCCGACGGACAGGTTTCCGCATGGCCTTCGGGCTACGAGCGCCTGATCGCGCCGTTCCGCCTGACGAGGCTTTGACATGCCGGTGCTCTTCATCGATCCCGGCCGCTTCCGGATACAGTTCGCCCTCGATGTCCCGGATCTTCAGCCCGATGGTGCCGGTGGCCTGTCAGGCGGATGGACGGAGGCGGCGACCTTTCAGGGTCTGCTCGAACCGGTGACGGTGCGAGCGCGTTTTGCCGGGGAACAGTTCCTGGAGGAGACGACCCACCGTGTCACCATCCGCCATCGCCCGGACGTGAAGGCCGGTGCGCGGCTGCGCCGGGGTTCCCGCCTGTTCGCCATCCTGTCGGTTCACGATCCCGATGAAAGCGGGCGCTATCTCGTATGTCTCACAAGGGAGGAGCAGCTATGAAACTTGCTTTCCGGATCACCGCCGAGGGACTGGTGCGCGCGCTCGCCATGCATCGTCATCGCCTGGCCGATCATCGCGACCTGAATGGCGCCTTGCGGCAGGGGCAGGAACGCGAAATCATTGGCCGGCGCGAACCGCGCGGGAAGGGGAGGGCTGACGATGGCCAGCGCAGCCGCTGAACTGCAGAAGGCGATCCATGCGACCCTGACCGGCAATGGCGCGGTGACGGATCTGCTCGGCGGACGCCGGGTCTACGATTTCGCGCCCGAGCGTGCCCGCTTCCCCTATGTGACGATCGGGCGCACCAGCGTCTACGACTGGTCCACGGGCGACGGCAATGGCAGCGAGCACCTCGTTACCCTGCATGTCTGGTCGCGGGCCCGCGGCAAGGCCGAGGCGCATGCCATCATCGAGGCCGCTGAAAGGGCGCTTGAGGACTTCTCTCCGGTGCTGGACGGGCACCGCCTCGTCGGCCTGTTCCGCGAGTTCGCCGAAGTCTATTTCGACGAGGACATGGAGCTTCAGCACGGGCTCCTGCGCTATCGCGTGCTTGTGGAGGAACAGGCGGGCGCGGCCTGACCGCATCTGCGATTCTTTCCCGGCCATGCCGGCTTTCACATTGTTCCAATTGAAAACATGGAGTTTTTTTCGATGGGTGCTCAAAAGGGCAAGGACCTGCTCGTCAAGCTGGATGGCGACGGGCAGGGCCAGTATGTGACGGTGGCCGGCCTGCGTGCCCGGCGCATCGCCTTCAACGCCGCGACTGTCGACGTCACCGATTCCGAGTCCGCCGGCCGCTGGCGTGAACTGCTCGGCGCCAGCGGGGTGCGGCGCGCCTCCGTCACCGGCAGCGGCATCTTCAAGGATGCCGCATCGGATGCGCTTGTCCGGCAGGCCTTCTTCGACGGCGCGGTCGGTGCCTGGCAACTGGCCATTCCCGATTTCGGCACCGTGACCGGCCCCTTCCAGGTCACCGCGCTGGAATATGCCGGCAGCCATGATGGCGAGATCACCTTCGAGATCGCGCTGGAATCGGCCGGCGCCCTTGCGTTCGAGGCGGCGTGATGGGCGCGTTTGCCACCCCGGCCAACCGGCGGCGCGGCGAGGTTTGTGCCCGGCTCGACGGACGCGACTACCGCCTGCGACTGACCCTGGGCGCGCTTGCCGAACTGGAGGACGCCTATGGCGCGGAAGATCTGCAGGCGCTTGTCGCCCGCCTCTCGTCCGGCCGCTTCGCCGCGCGCGACCTTATCCGCATCATCGCCGCCGGCTTGCGCGGCGCTGGCCATGACATGGCGGACGGCGATGTCGCATCCATGCAGTCCGACGACGGCATAGCCGGTCACGCTCGCATAGCGGCCGATCTGCTGGCGGCGGCATTCGGCGGCACGGATGCCGTTGCAGGTGCGGGTAGCCCGCAAGACCCCATCCAGCCGTAGCGGGGCAGGGGGCAAGGCCCTTTCCCTGGGCCGGGGCACTGCGTCTCGGCCTGACCCTGCTGCGGCTTCCGCCTGACGCCTTCTGGGCCATGACCCCGCGTGAACTCGCCGCCTGCCTGGCACCGCCCGGCGGCGTCGGCGCCTGTTCGCGCGCGGGACTGGAGGCGTTGATGCATCGCTTTCCCGATCACTGAAAAAGGACATTGATCCGCCATGACGGACACCCTCCCGGTGCGGCTGGAAGCCGACACCACGCCTTTGCAAAGCGCGCTGAAGGACATGGAAAAACTGGCCGAGCGCTTCGGCGCACAGATGACGGGCGCGCTCAAGGGCGCGGTCGTTTCCGGCAAGGAACTGGACGACGTGTTGCGCCAGCTTGCGACGAACCTTGCCTCCATGGCGCTCGACCAGGGGCTGAAGCCGCTCCAAGGCGTCATCTCCTCCGCCTTCAGCGCGCTGGCGGGCAGCATCACGCCCTTCGCCAGCGGCGGCGTTCCGGGCCGTGTCACCGCCTTTGCCGATGGCGGCGTGGTGGCCGCGCCGACCTTCTTTCCCATGGGCTCCGGTCTGGGGTTGATGGGCGAGGCCGGATCCGAGGCCATCCTGCCCCTGAAACGCGGTTCCGATGGAAGCCTCGGCGTGGCGGCTCCCGGCGGTAGCGGCGGTGCGGTGAACGTGACCTTCAACGTGCAGGCCAGCGACGCCGCCTCCTTCCGCAAGTCCGAGGCACAGATGACCGCCATGCTGGCGCGTGCGGTCAGCCGCGGCGCCCGTCACCTGTGAGGCACCCGCCATGAATGCATTTCACGATGTCCGCTTTCCTGTCGCCATAGGCTTTGGCGCGACGGGCGGGCCGGAGCGCATGAACGAGATCGTGCGCCTGACCAGCGGGCAGGAGCGGCGCAACCAGCGCCGCGCCCATGCCCGCCGCCGCTACGATGCCGGTACGGGCCTGCGGGGCCTGGCCGATCTGGAAGCGCTGGCCGACTTCTTCGAGGCGCGGCGCGGTTCGCTGCACGCCTTCCGCTTTCGCGATCCCTTCGACTGGAAGTCCTGCCCGCTGGCGCGGGAACCGCGCGCGGTTGACCAATGGATCGGCACGGGCGATGGCGAGACCATCGCCTTCCAGCTTGTGAAAACCTATGGCGAGGGCGCGGATGCCTACCGGCGTCCCGTCACGAAGCCAGATGCCGTGTCGGTCAGGATCGCGCTCGACGGCGTGGCGCTGGCCGGCGGCAACGCCTTTGCCGCCGACGGCCTGACCGGGCTGGTCACGCTGGCCGAGCCGCCAGGCGAGGACGTGCGCATCACCGCCGGTTTCGCCTTCGACGTGCCGGTGCGTTTCGACACCGATCACCTCGTTCTCTCGCTGTCGGCCTTCGAGGCCGGCCAGCTTCCCTCCGTTCCACTTGTCGAGGTGCTCCCGTGACGCATTTCCCCCAGGCCCTGGCCGCCCACGCTGCCGGTGAGGCCACGACATTGTGCCAGTGCTGGCGTGTTCGCCGTGCCGATGGCACGGTGCTCGGCTTCACCGATCATGACGGACCGCTTGTCTTCGACGGACTCGCGCACCGCCCACGCACCGGCTTTTCAGCCTCCGAAGCCCGGCAGAGCCTCGGTCTTGCGGCCGATGCCACGGAGATCGAAGGCGCGCTGTCGGATGACGAGATCACCGAAAGCGACATCGAGGCGGGGCTCTATGATGGTGCAAAGGTGGAAACCTGGCTCGTCAACTGGACCGATCCCGGACAGCGCGCCTTGCTGCGCACCACGGTGATCGGACGGATCACGCGCCGCGACGGCCGCTTCATGGCCGAATTGCAGAGCCTTTCCGCAAGTCTCGACAAGCCGTTGAGCCGTGTGCTGCGCCGTGCCTGTTCCGCCGAACTGGGCGACGAGGCATGCGGCGTCAACCTGTCGGCAGCCGGCATGAGCGCCGAGGTCGAAATCATGAAGGTGGTGCCGCCGGTTACCCTACGGGTGGCAAGGACGCCGGGACCGGAGGGCTGGCTCGTCAACGGCTGGCTGGAAACGGCCGATGGAAATGCCGGCCCGCCCCGCCGCTACCGGATCAGCGCGCAGCAGGCCGACGGCGCGGCAGAAACGCTGGTGCTTGGTGACCGGCCCGAGCCGCCGCTGGAAACCGGCCAGGCCGTGCGTCTCGTCGCCGGTTGCGACAAGCGTTTCGCCACCTGCCGCGACCGTTTCGGCAACGGCATCAATTTTCGCGGATTTCCGCACATGCCGGGCAACGATGCCGCCTTCGGCTATGTCACGCAGGATCTGCCGCTCGACGGCAAGCCGGTGGTGCCATGAACGGCGCGCCGGTTGGCCTGCGCGAACGGGTGCTCGCCGAGGCGAGAAGCTGGCTTGGCACCCCCTACCGCCATCAGGGCGGCCGGAAGGGCGTGGGTTGCGATTGCCTTGGTCTGGTGCGCGGCGTCTGGAAGGGCGTCTATGGCACCGAAACACCGGAGCCCGGCCCCTATGGCGCGGACTGGCTTGCCGGTGGCGGTAGCGATCCGATGATCGAGGCCGCAACACGCCTTTGCGGTCCGGGCTTTGCCCTGTCCGCCGCCCTGCCTGGCGACCTGCTGGTCTTCCGCTGGCGGCCCGACTTGCCGGCTCGGCACATCGGCATCCTGTCGCACAACGGGCGCTTCATCCACGCCTATTCCGGCACCGGCGCCGTGGAATCCGCGCTTGTGCCCGGCTGGCGGCGCCGTGTCGCCGCTGCCTTCGCCTTTCCGGCGCCCTGAAAGGAACCCTCACTCATGGCCACCATCCTGTTGCAATCGGCCGGCGCCTTCCTCGGCAGCTTTTTCGGCCCGGTCGGCTCGGCCATCGGCTCCACTGTCGGTGCCATGGCCGGCTACGCCATCGACAACGCGGTCATCCAGTCCACCCGTCGCTATGAAGGTCCGCGCATGACCGGCATGCGTCCCTTCCAGGCGGAAGAAGGCGCCGTCCTGCCGCAGGTCTTCGGCGCGGCCCGCGTGTCCGGAACCATGATCTGGGCCACCCGCTTCGAGGAGCGCCGGACGACGCGCCGCCAGGGCCTGAAGGGCGGACCGAAGGTCACCGAATACAGCTACTTCGCCAATGTGGCCTTCGCATTGTGCGACGGGCCGGTTGCCGGCGTGCGCAGGGTCTGGGCCGATGGCCGGGAACTGGACCTGACGCGTGTCGACATGCGCGTCGCCACCGGCACGCAGGACCAGCTCCCCGATCCGCTGATCGAGGCCAAGCAGGGCGCCGGCAATGCACCGGCCTATCGCGGCACGGCCTATGTCGTGTTCGAGCGGCTTGCCCTCGACGGCTATGGCAACCGCGTTCCGCAGATGCAATTCGAGGTGCTTGCGCCGGCCGGAGACTTCCATGAACGCATCCAGGCCGTCGCGCTCATACCCGGTGCCACCGAATACGGCCTGTCCCCGGCGCGGGTCATCCGCGACATCAGGCCAGGTGAGCGCGAGACGCTGAACCGCCATGTTCTCTACGGTGAGAGCGATTTCGCCGCATCGCTGGACGAATTGCAGGCGCTTTGCCCAGGGCTTCGCCATGTGGCGCTCGTCGTCCCGTGGTTTGCGGATGACCTGCGCGCCGGTCATTGCCGGATTGAACCGGGCGTCACGGAAAGGACGATGCCCGGTGTACGGCGGACATGGTCCGTGGCCGGAATCGAGCGCGGACAGGCACGCCTTGTCAGCCGGACTGGCGGGCGCGCCGCCTATGATGGAACGCCGGACGACAGGTCCGTGACCGACGCCATCCGTGATCTTGCCGCGCGCGGGCTGAAGGTGGCGTTCTATCCTTTCCTGCTGATGGACATTCCGTCTGGCAACGGCTTGCCGGACCCCTGGGGCGGGGACGGGCAGGCGCCGTTCCCCTGGCGCGGACGCATCACGGGAGCGGTGGCGCCCGGCAGGCCCGGCTCGCCCGATGGCAGCGCCGCCATTCGCGCCGAACTCGCCGAATTCCTCGGCCGGGGCGACGGGCCGGGAACGGTTCGGCTGGCGGGTTCGCCCGATTGCCCGGGCGCTGCGAACGAGGCCGGCTACCGGCGCATGATCCTGCATTATGCGAGGCTGTGCGCAGAAGCCGGCGGTGTTGACGCCTTCCTGCTGGGTTCCGAACTGCGCGGCCTGACATCGCTGCGTGACGAAGCGGGCGTGTTTCCCTTCGTTCATGGGCTGCGTGAACTGGCCCGCGAGGTGCGCGCCATCCTGGGCGCAGGCACGAAGATCACCTATGGCGCCGACTGGTCGGAATATTTCGGCCACCAGCCGGCGGACGGGTCCGGCGATGTCTGCTGGCATCTCGATGACTTGTGGATGGACGAGGCCATCGATGCGGTGGGGATCGACAACTACATGCCCCTGTCGGACTGGCGCGACAGCGATCTCGACGGCGCAAATCCCGACAGTGCGCAATCGCCGCAGGACGCCAAGGCAATGCGCGAGGCCATCACGGCCGGCGAGGGGCATGACTGGTATTATGCCGATCCGGCCGCCCGCGCGGCCCGCATCCGCACGCCTATCACCGATGGCGCACACGGCAAGCCATGGGTCTATCGCTACAAGGATCTCGCCAACTGGTGGCTGAACGAGCATGTCGAGCGGCGCGGTGGCGTGGAAACCGGGATCCGTAGCCCATGGGTTCCAGGCGCCAAGCCGGTCTGGTTTACCGAGATCGGCTGCCCGGCCATCGACAAGGGTGCCAACCAGCCCAATGTCTTTCTGGACGCCAAGTCGTCGGAAAGCCAGGTGCCGCATTTCTCGTCAGGGGGGCGGGACGATCTGGTCCAGCGGCGCTTCCTTGAAGCCCATTTCGGCCACTGGAGCGCAGGTCCGCAGGCCAATCCGCTTTCGCCCGTCACCGGAAAGCCGATGGTGGACACCGGGCGTCTCTATTGCTGGGCGTGGGACACGCGGCCGTTTCCTGCCTTTCCGCAAGATGGCGATGTCTGGGCCGATGGCGTCAACTGGCCGCGCGGCCACTGGCTGAACGGACGCGTCGAGATGGTCTGGATCGGGGACGTGATCAACGCCGTCCTGGCCCGCCATGGCCTGCCTGCCGCCGACGTCGAAGCCGTCGACGCCATGGCCGCCGGCATCCTGATCGACAATTCCGCCAGTGCGCGCGAGGCGCTGGAACCGCTCGTGGCGATGCACGGGCTTTCGGTGAGCGAACGCGACGGCAGGCTGGTGTTTGCCAGCCAGTCCCGCGCCGTGGCGCCGCGCATCGTCGCCGATGTGATCGAGGCGGACCGGGAAGCCTCCGTGGAGGCCAACCGGGCCGCGCGCGAGGATGTGCCAGCCGTGGCAGTACTCGCCTGGCGCGACCCGTTTCGCGGCTACGAAGGCGCGGTGACACGGTTTCCCGAGGAAGCGTCGGGCGGCACGGAAATCAACATGGCCTATCCGGGCATCCTGAACGAGGGAGCGGCGCGGTCGCTGGCGGCCGCCTGGCTGGACCGGATCCGTCAGGGGCGGGACGAATGCCGCTTTGCGCTTCCTCCGGCCAGCGGCTTGTCGGTCGGGCAGCGGCTGGCCTTCGCGAACCGGCCGGACCGGATCTGGCTGGTCACGGAAGTGGAGGCGGGGATGACGGACATGGTTCGCGCCCGGCGGATCATTCCCGCCCCGTCGGTGCCGGACATTGCCGGGGTTGCGGCTTCTGCAAGTCCGCGCACCGCGGCACCCGCCGCGCCCCGGATCGTCCTCATCGACCTGCCGATGGCCGACATCTTTTCCAGCGAGAACGATGCGTTCTGCGCCGCCGCCTGGTCCAGGCCCTGGCGGACCCACATCCTGGAGGCATCGCCCGAGGACGCCGGCTACGGCCTGCGCGCCACGCTGGACCGCCCCGCCGCCATCGGCTCGCTCGTGACGCCGCTTGCGCCCGGCCTGGGCGCCATGCGTGAACGGGCCGCCTTCATCGACGTGGGCTTTCCGGACGCCGAACTGGAATCGGTTTCCGACCTGCAACTGTTCGCCGGCGCCAATACCGTTGCCGTGCAGGTGGAGGGGGGCGGCTGGGAAATCCTGCAATACCAGGATGCCGAGGAAATCCGGCCCGCCGTCTGGCGCCTCTCGCGTCTCATCCGGGGGCAGGCGGGAACCGAGGACCTGATGCGCTCCGGTGCGCCTGTCGGTGCAATGGCCGTCCTGCTCGATGATTCGGTGAAGCCTGCCGGCCTGCGCGCGGGGGAGGCCGGTCTGGAATTGTCCTGGCGCTCCCGTGCGCTTGTCGGTTTCGGCACCTCCGCTGACGCAACGGTCATCTCCGCGGCCGGAGGCTTGCGTGCGCTCACGCCGCTCAGCCCGGTCCATTTGCGCGCCATGCGGATGGAGGACGGCGGCGTCCGCTTTTCATGGACCAGGCGGTCACGCCTGCGCGCCGATGGCTGGGACGAGGTGCCGCTGGCCGAGGAACGCGAATCGTATCGCATCGTCCTGACGGACGGCACGGGTGTCCCGCGGGCGCAGGCCGATGTCGGCGAACCGGCCTTTCTGTGGCCTGCCGCCTCCGTTTCGAATGCGCTGTCGGCCGGTATGGCGCAGGTCTTGCTCGAAGTGCGCCAGGCGGGCGGACTGACCGGCCACGGCCTGCCGGCGGCCGCCACGTTTGCGTTGCCTTCCCTCATTCCCCAAGCCTGAAGAGAAAGGAAAACAGTCATGAACGACACCAAGCCATGGTACCTGTCCAAGACCATCTGGGCTTCGCTTGTCACGATCGCCACCGCGGTGGCGGGAATGGCGGGGCTTCCGGTCGCGGGCCTCGACGGGTCCGCGCTTGCCGAGACGATCCTGCAGGCCGTGACGGCATTGTCCGGTCTCGCCGCCATCATCGGACGGCTTTCCGCTCAGACCGTGATCGACTGATCCCGACCATGGCCATGGAACGGCGTGACCCTTGCCGGACTGCCGGTCCATGGCCTATCCATTCATGTCGCGTTCAGACGAGAGCCGCTATACCGTTCCGCATGATGAAGAAACGCACCCCGATCCGCTTTCTTGCCGCCGCAGCGCTGGGCCTTGCCGCCATTTCGCCTGCCGCCGCGTGGAGCCTGCCGCGGCCCGCTCCCGGGCCGTCCATCCATGTCATGCCGGTGGCCGGCGGTTGTTATGCCGTGGGCCAGCGCGTCGCCGCCCAGAAAGGCGGTCAGCTTGCCAAGGCCTCCCAGGAAACCCGCGGCGGACGGTCCGTCTGCGTCATCGTGGTCCTCGTGCCGCGTGGCGGAGGGCAGCGTCCGAGCCGCCAGGAAGTTGTCGTTCCCTATCAGTAG